CCAAGACCATGTAATGCAAGGGCTTTTGTCATACAACGCATGATGGCTGTGTTGACTGCAAACGCATCAGGGTTAGGGATTGCCTTGTTTCTGTAGTCCATCACAGGCAATTGGCAAGTCATTGGTTTTCGGAACATCGTCACTGTAACGAACACCATTGCTGTGCCGTTGATGTCCATGAAACACTTGCCATCAAACATATTTACTACAAAAGTAGCGTCTGCATCAGCTTTAAGAGCCTCTGCCCATGCCCAAGCCCATGACAGGTAGGATAGACCATTCTTTTTCTCAACGTGGTCATTGACGTTCTTTGTCAACAGTTTAGAGATTAACTCTTTGCGCTCAACTAATAAGCCTGATTGGTTTGGGTCTTGTGTGTAACTGTCCATATTAACTCCTGTTAGTAAGAATATTGATCTAACTCGTCTTCAATGATTTGTTTTTGTTGTTCAGGATATAAGTCCTTGAACTGGATAAAATCTGCTTCTTGGCAACAGACTATTTTATTTCCCTTGATTGTCAAGCAATAAGGACAGTAGTGGATGTCAGAAAACTCTTCCACATAGATCTGAAATAGTGTTTTCATGTGGGCCTATCAAAAGCCATTTCCCAGAGAACATCACCTGCTAGATCGGTGAGCTTGTTTAACTCATCGTCTGTCAAGTCAGTCCCATCTTCATAGCATCCACCTGAAAAGTAGGCATCAGAAAAGTCTGGGTAATCACTACTATCTACCCCATCTACCTCTAGGTCTACGACCTTTTTTCCATTAAGCATTGGCATATTTACTCCTGTGAAACTTTGACTCTTAACTCATATTTAGGCAAAGACTTTATTAAAGTTTTAGCCTCCTTGAAGGTATCGCTAATAGCCATAACAGACCATGTACTGTTTTTTATGTCATTATTTAATACATCCCATTCACTTTTTGGAACTATGTCATATCTAAAAACAATCTTTTTATCAGTACTGTTCAGCCAACTTATCCATTTCAAAATTACAAATTTCATTTATTAACTCCCGTTAAACGTGGACTACTGTTTGCCCACACCCATAATGTGCCACATACATTCCTGAATTTACATAGGGGTTTTCCCTAATTTACGCAACTTTTTTCTATGCTAATCTAAAAAGACTTGTCCTATTAATAAATAGTCCTTCTACTCCTTCCCTCCTCTTATGCACATAGAAATACTTGAAAAAAGATGCGCTGAAGCCTTGCTTGGGTACTCTCAAACAATGGCAGATGCTTATACAACCGATCCAGAGGATCTCACTGCGTCTGTAACAGCTTTGCTTGCCAGGACGCTAGAACTCCATCTAAACCGACCAATTAACCTAGAGAACCTATGACCAAAGAATCAATCATTACTGCTTTACAAAATGGCTCTCTCACTTCTTACGAAATGGAAGACTTGACACGCATCCCAAGGAATTCTATTGTTGCTGCTTGTAAGAAAATGATTCGTAAGAATGAACTTACTGCTGAAAAGATCAAGATGGGTCGGTCTTGGATACAAAAATACACCCTTGCTGATCACATGATTGAGGTGAAAGAACCTGAAAAGCCTAGATGCTTACTCAATCCTTTTGACATCAGAAACGCAAAAGGCATCTTTACCAAGGCTGAATATGCGGTGATGAATGCACAAGCTAAAAGATTGCTTGGTAGACCAAAACCAGCAATTGAAATCACAAATAATCAATTTATTTAAGTTTACAAAGTAGAATTAGTTTGATATTATGGAATCCAGCTAGGTCGGGAGTTGCTACCCAACCGAAAAGAGTTAACCCTTCTCCTGCTGGCAATTCCTTCTAAGGGTGGTTTAAAAAGCGGGAAAATTATGGCTACCAAAGTCGACATCTGGATGCCGCTATACATAGCGGATTACCTTTCTGCAACCTCAAGGTTGACCACAGAACAACATGGTGCATACCTGTTGCTCATCATGGATTATTGGAAAAATGGCGCACCGCCTGACAATGACCAAGTTCTTGCACAGATAACAAAACTATCTCCAGATGCTTGGAGCAATGCTCGGACTATGCTTAAAGCATTCTTTCAAGTACAAGATGGTTTATGGATTCAGCACCGAATTGAGTCTGAAATGGTTAAAGCTCAGCATAATAAGCAAGTCAATGTTAAGCGTGGGAAAGCTGGCGCTGAAGCTAGATGGAAGGAAAGAAATGCTCCAAGCATAGATGAAGCATCCTCGGAGGTATGCTCGGCAGATAGCACATCACCTTCACCTTCACCTACACCTATATCTAAACCTTCACCAACAAAAATACATACGCCTGAAGGCGTTTCAGATTCTGTTTGGCAAGAGTTTGTTTCTCATCGTAAGTCTAAGAAGGCTCGTGTCACTCAATTGGTTATTGATGGAATCCAAAAGGAAGCAATGATTGCAGGGTGGTCATTGGAGGACGCATTGAAAGAAACCATTGTTCGCAATTGGCAGTCTTTCAAAGCTGATTGGGTGAAAGACGAAAACCTAAGCAAGACAGGTCAAATGAACCAAAGAGTTATTTCAGGTTTAACAAGAGGTTTAATCGGAGGTGGCAATGTCAAACTACTCGGAAACTGATTTCTGTACAGCAGATCAAGGGCTAGATTACATCTTTGCGAGAATGATGGCTATTTTTGGAACACCATTTAATCGGCACTTTGATGGGATAGACCCTGAGTTTGTTCGGCAAGAGTGGAAAACCCAACTAGGTCGATTCCTGACATACCGCCCAAGCATGGACTTTGCCATTGCCAAACTAGAGGGAGAGTTTATTCCGAGTGCCATCAAGTTTAGAAACTTGTGCAACCAAGGGCCACACATCCCCATTAAAGAGGTTTTGCAGATTGAAAAGCAATCTACCCAAGCCGATAAACAAGCAGCCCTAGAAGCCAAAGAGAAGGCTAAGAAGTGGCTTCAAAAACACAAATGGAATGACCATGAGCCACTATGAAGCCCACATCCTGTTAGACAAAGTAAAAGATGGAGTCCCCTTTCCGCTTCATCTGATAAACAAAGCATTGGAGCTTACTGGCGACCTAGAGTAAACACCTATGGCTTATTCGAGAAAGACAATATCCAATGAGGGCGATAGAGTAATCCTAGAGCAAGCAGAGGCTAGGGAACTCTATCGCAATTGGGAATGGGGAAAGAATCGTGATCTCATTCGTGCCAGATTGGAGAGAGCAGAAAGAATTTATGGCACAGGTGCTAGAGACAGAATTCGAGAATATATGAACAGAATTAAAGACGGAACACTTGAATAGGCGTAAAAATGAATTTATTACTAGAAACATCGGTTGCTTGGCAAAAGCAAATACGGGAAAAACGTAGAACAGAAAACTTAGACTCTGATTTGCTTGGAAACTGGTGGTCAAAGATCGATACTGACATCAAAAAAGCAGAGGTGCGTGAAGTTAGTTATCAGATGGCTGAAAAGATCATTAAAGACTATGAATGGCTTGGCTGTATGCCAGCAGTTGTTTGGCATTGCTATGGCATCTTTTTTGAGGGGTTTTGTGGTGGAGTTGTGTGTTATGGCCCTGAATACTCAGAAAACCTTGGGAAGATAACCAGAGAAAAAGGTTTAGCTGGAGCTGATTGGAGTAAATATGGCTATGAAGGAAAGATGATTCTATTAAGCCGTGGTGCTTGTGTTCATTGGGCACACCCTCACAGCGCAAGTAAATTGATTCGCCAAAGCATGAAAATGCTGCCATCTAAGTATGAAGTTGTTACTTCAACAGTTGACGAAGCTGCTGGTGAGATTGGGACAATTTATCAGGCTTGCGGCTTTCATTACGTTGGCTCAATGCGTGATGGCAATCCTAATGTCAAAAGTAAAAAGCTAGATCGAGATGGATGGCTTATCAATGGCAAGATTTGGACATCAAGAAGCATTAGATCGGTTTGCGGCAATACTCAAATTGAGAACATCAAAAGATACTTTCCTACTGTTCAAAAAGTAAAGCAGCACAGCAAGGGAAGATACTTTGCCTTTATTGGTGGCAAATACACCCAAAAAAAGCATTTAGCTGCTATCCAGCATTTGATAAAACCATATCCAAAAAGAACACAAAAGGAATCTGTATGACCATGATGATAACTTTCAAAGTAGATGCTGACCCTGTTGGAAAACAGAGAGCAAGGTATGCAAAACGTGGCAATCACGTTATGGCTTACACCCCTGACAAAACAAGAAACTATGAGACTTTGATTAAAGCAGCCGCAATAGAAGCAATGGGCGCTTCCCAACCATTGGAGACCCCTATAAACCTGTATTTGTACATTCGTGCTCCGATTCCTAAGTCTTTGTCTAAAAAGCGCCTAGAAGCCTGTTTAAACGGCTTGGAGAAGCCAATTAAGAAGCCAGATGCTTCCAACGTGCTCAAAAGTGTGGAAGATGCCATGAACGGAGTTGTTTACAAGGATGATTCTCAGATCGTGAATATTCACGTTACAAAGGTTTATTGCAGTGTTTCAGGGATTGATGTTTGCGTAAAAGAGTGCTTGGATTAGGGTAAGTCCCTATTCAAAACATTCCAAAACAGGAATAACATTTAATTTTTAACAGGAGTCACGACATGGAAAATACTTGGGAATTTGATACAACAATCGGTCAAGGTAGCGAAATCGTTACAGTAGTCTATGAATACGAAATAGACGAGGACAAATCCACCTATAACGAGTCAGTCAAGGAAGTGTGGTTTGAAGGGCGTGATATTGTGGGATGTATGTCACAAGAGGCTTGTGCTGAATTGGAAATGGAAGCAGCAATGCGTTTTCAGAATCATAAACTGAACTATAAGACCGAGGATGTATGACCAAAGATGAAATCATCGAGATGGCTAAGAAATGCGGATGGGATAACCCCGCAAACAATATGACTCCCTTGTATGAGTTTGCCAAGCTAGTAGCAGAACATGAACGCAATGAAATAATCGAAATTTTGGATGCTTCAACTGGCTATGTCCAAATGGATGCAATCAGGGAAAGAGGGCAAATATGAGCGAACACATTGAGCAATGGATTTCGACTATTGGATTTTCAGAGTATGAAGTTTCTTCATTAGGAAATGTACGAAGGATAAAAAAATCTTTTGGTACTAGACCATTTAGACAACTTAACCCTTGGGTTATGAAAAATGGCTATCAACAAGTAGCTTTATCAACACCAGAAAAGAAGAAATTTTTTCTTGTGCATCGTCTTGTATTTGAATCATTTAATGGATTGTGCACGGGTTTAGATGTATGTCATAACAATGGCATAAGAGTTGACAATAGGTTGGAAAACTTGCGTTCTGATACAAGAAAAGGGAATATGTCAGATATATACAAACATGACACGCACATAAGAGGCGAAAGATGCGGAACAAATAAATATAAAACTGAGCAAATAGTGGCTTTTAGGAAAGATTTAGAAAATGGAATGTCAGTAGCCAGTGCAGCAAGAAAAAATCAAATTCACCGATCAACTGCACACGGCATTAAAAACAAACAATCATGGGCGTGGTTATGACAATACCTTACAAAAGTGTAGATTACATCATTGCCAATGCGCCTAAATATGCAAAAGCTAAGTCTGAACGCACCTATATAGAAAATTTCTTGCGTACCAAAAAGGCACTTTTGATGAAAGAAGCAATGTTAAAAGGCATAGATTCTGGCGTAGCGCAAGAGAGAGAAGCCTATGCACACCCTGAATATCAGGAATTGCTTAAAGGCTATGCGGCAGCTATTGAAGAAGAAGAAACCTTAAAGTGGATGCTGACGGCAGCGCAAATGAAATCCGAAATATGGCGTACCGAGCAATTTAGCGCACGAATAGAGCAAAAAATAACCCAATGAATAACAAACTAAGCGCAAGGGAAAGGCTACACCTAGCAAGGGTTAAAAACCTACCTTGTAGCGTTTGCCAAGCATCAGGGCCAAGCGAGGCCCACCACTACAAACAAGGGCTGCAATATACTTGCATTGCCCTTTGTGTCGATTGCCACCGCAATCCAGTAATGGGATGGCATGGGCAAAAACGTGCTTGGGCTATCAATAAAATGGATGAAATAGACGCATTGAATGAAACGATACGCAGATTGTGCGAGGAAATGCCCACCAAAGGCCATAAAAGCCCGTTCTAGGCGTTTTCAAGGGCTTGGGCATACCAATAGTGCTGGACAAGAAAAAACCCGCTTATTAGGCGGGTCTGAAGGTTTAGCGTTTTCCGCTAAGTATTCGCAGAACTAGGGCAATGCAAGCATAGATCATAAAACGGCTAATGCTTTTCTAGTTTCTTTGATTTGCTCTTGAATAAATGATGCCCAATTTTGCGCTTCAAATTCATCCAGCAGCCAAATAGCGTCAATTTTAAGATCGCTTGCAGTAGCATCAGCAGCTTCAAAATCCCCGTGATCGCCTAGATTACACAATAACCCGTCAGGGCTTAAAGCAAAATATATCATTCTGACCCCCATAATTTGATTGCAGCTTGTTTGCACTGGTTTACTTGTTTTTTGGTTAACCCGTGAGCTATTTGTTCCGCTAATTCAGCAGCTTGTTGCGCTTTTTGGTCATTGGGTGCGGTTAAGGCCAAAACTAGGCATTGTGTGAGTGCTTCAATTTGGCTCATTCTGCTACCCTCAAATCTTCCTCAATAACGGCCATTGCAGTGCAAATATCGCCCCAAATTTCGTCAAATTGTTCATCACCTTCTGGGATGAGATCAGAACGATAAGCCTCCAAAGCATCCCAAATGATGCTAATTTGTTGTTTTATATCGTGCATTTTTAGCCCCTTAGAATTGACGATAAACGATTGAACTATCTGTCTCACCTATCAAAGCCCCTTGATCTGCTAAAAAATCAAGCACTTGCGCTTTTTGCTCATCTTCGTTTTTGGTTTTGTCTAATTCAATAGAACTATCATAGTCCGCTGCAATAGTTTGCCAGTCTGACTCAGCAAAATCACAACATAAACCGATAACGTCTAATTCTGAGTCCTCACCGCATGAATTATCTATTTCCTCTAAGTAATCAAAAAGAACCCGCAAACCCTGATAAGAAAAGTTATCGGGTCTAATTTTGCGGAAATAGTCGCAGAATTCTGAAAAGTAAACAGTTGTTTTCATGTTGAAACCTTTTGAGTTGAAAACCTAGTGAAATGACTAGGCCAATAACCCCCAATTAGAGGGTTATCAGTCTAAGCATTAGGACAAAAGGGCTTTGCAAAGCAAATCGGCCTCATGTAGATCAATAGCTGACCGAAAAGCCTCTAAATATTCTGCAAATTGTGGGTGATCGGGTTTCATGTTGACACCTCCAGCTTTGCGGGTAGATTCGACAATGATTCCAGCACTGTTAGCCAGATATGCAGCGTAATTGCTTGAATTGTGTAGAGTGAGCATTTTTAACACCTATAAAATTACATGTAAAAGCTGGTTTTGTCAGCGGTCAACTCATTAAAGCGGTCAATGTAACGCTTAATTTGAGCTTGATTGTCGTCAAATGTATTGTGAATAACGCTTGAGCGTTCTTTCATTAGCCACTGGTGATAGTAGTCTGAGCCTTCGGTTTCAAATAAGCTCAAGGCAAAATCAGCGTCTATTGAGGCCTGATCTTCTGGGAAATTGTCGATTGCAGCTTGATAAAAAGTCATTGTGAACGCCTATAAAAGTTAAGAAAACCCTAGTGAGACACTAGGCCATAAACCCCTATCACTAAGGGTTTACAGTCTAATTACTGAATAGCATCAGTTTGCGACACATGGAAAACAGTAGACCGTCTGCAAAGCATAAAACTGTTTTCGCTATCCTTATCTTTTGCGGGTATCCATGTAACAACTTTCACGCCATGTTCACCCTTGCGAACTTGTCTATTAAGGGCTAACCATGCGTTAAAAGTAAACACGTTTTCACGGGGAATTATGTCACTTGCTGGAATTCCCTTATCGGCAAAACCTTGCATGATTGCCTGATAATTTGCGAGAGAATCACCGTTTTTAGCCCTATTCAGTGATTCTATTGATTGTGTGATTTTGTCCATGATGTAACGCCTATTGAGTAAAGTTAAAATTATTTGACTAAAACGTCAAAATAAGAGAGTAGACCTATGCAAAGCATTAAGGCTATTGCAAGGGCAGCGGCATAGTCTAAAAATTGATCGTTCATTCTGTCACCCCTTCGATTGCGGGTGAATCGGTGCAAATACAAACGAACTGTTCAAATTTTGGTGCACCAAATAATGATTGAACAATGACGTTGCGGCCCGTGTGTGTGTAGCTCACAATTTTCATTGTTTTGCCATGTACTGAAATGTATTGGCCAATTTTGTATTGACCTTTGGGGATAAATGCAAATTTCATATTAAAGCCCTTAGTAGTTGACACTTTCACTTGAAAGTAAACTAATTATCGGGTTACAAAAGAAAAAAACCATAGGTGTTTTCCCTTAGATGTTAGAATTATTTTAATTTAATTGTTTTCAGGGTTAGATCATGAGTAGACCCCCAAAAGTAGATACGGTGCAATTCAGACGCAAGCTGGATAACCCCAAGCTGCAAATTCTATTGTCAGCGGGTCAGGGCAATATCAGTCAGGGTTTTGAAAACCTATTGAGCCTATATCAACACTTGCATGGTATCGGATATAGAACGGATAGCCCCTTAGAGACAATAGGGTTAGTAACTAACCTACCCGAAAAGAAAAGGGATAGCCCTTGCCATGTCAATCAATAGGGTAAACAGTAAGGGAATACATAAGGGATAAGACAAGGGATAGATAAGACTAGATCAATCAAGTACTACCAAAATGGTGCTGCACTCTCTCTCGCAAATAGTTATAAAACATAACGATCTAGCACTAAGGGTAAGCCCTGATCTGTATAGATAGACAGTAGGGTAAACGAGTAGGTAGAAACGATAGGGGGGGGGAGGGGTGGGTTGGGTGTGTAGAAATTTGTGGTACTTCCTATCCTCAGAAAAAGCTAAATTGAAAGGAAAACATGGAAACGACTCTAAAGCGTGGAAGAGGAAGACCCAAGGGAAGTGTGAAGATGACCATACAGAGGTTTGCTGACAATCCACCCCTTGTACTGCCTAAGACAGACCATCAGAGGCTCAAGGAGTTGAAAGAGCTAATGATTAGGTCTGGAGGTAAGGATGTGGCTCAGAAGGTGATTGAGATAGCCCTTAATGATGACCATCCGCATCAATTGGTAGCTTTGAAGATGTGTTTAGACAGGACTCTTCCTATTAGCATGTTTGAAAAGGACAAGAGCCAGAGGAGTGCTGTGACGATCTCGATTACTGGACTAGGAGTTGAACCAACTGTTATTGACCAAGCAGAAGATATAGATTACACTATAAAGAATAGTGAAATGGAGTAATCATGCCTCGCCTTCTACCTGTAGATGTTCTTAAAGCAAATGTCTCTTATGATCCTGAAACTGGTTTGTTTACTAGGATAAAAAATCATCCAAAGAGAAAATACCTAGCTGGTTCTGTTACTGGAGTGCTAAGACCTGATGGCTATCTTCAAGTGATGATAGAGGGTGAAATTTACCTTGCGCACCGCCTTGCTTGGTTGTATGTTCATGGTGAAATGCCTAAACACTACATTGACCATATCAATGGGATTAAGAACGACAATAGGATTGTTAATCTGCGTGATGTAAAGCAGATGGTAAACCTACAAAACCAAAAGAGAGCAAAGAAGAATTGGGTTTCATCTTCTTACCTTGGAGTTAGTTTTTCAAACAAAGGGGCTTGTAAAGAAAAGCCGTTCCGAGCTAGGATTGTTGTTGATAAGAAAGAAATGTTCCTTGGTTCTTATGCAACAGAAGAAGACGCTCACAATGCTTACCTTATTGCCAAACGCAAATACCATGAAGGGTGCGAAATATAATGGCTGACTTAAATTTCTCCCTTTTGCCCTGGCAACAAGAAGTCTTCAAAGACCAAACAAGGTTCAAGGTTGTTGCGGCTGGAAGGCGTTGTGGTAAGAGTAGGATGGCGGCAGTTACCCTACTTATTGAAGGACTCAAGTGTCCTCAAGGGTCTGCGGTTCTGTATGTGTCACCGACAATGGGGCAGTCTAGGCAGATTATTTGGGATCTCCTGTTAGACCTTGGCAGAGAGGTAATACAGAGTAGCCATGTGAATAACTTGGATATCACCCTGATAAACGGGGCTAGGATTTATGTTCGTGGTGCTGACAGACCTGATACGCTTCGTGGAGTCTCCTTGACCTATGCTGTACTAGACGAGGTTGCGGATATTAAGCCTGAAGCGTGGGAGCAAGTTATTCGAGCATCTTTGTCTGATAAACGGGGTAGAGCACTCTTTATTGGCACTCCTAAAGGCAGAAATTGGTTCTATGACACGTTTAAGCTAGGTGAGTCAGAGGATGATCCTGATTGGAAGTCATGGCACTTCACCACTGCTGATAACCCTTTGATTGACCAAGCAGAGATAGATTCCGCTAAGAAGACCCTGAGTTCTTTCGCTTTTAAACAAGAGTTTATGGCTTCGTTTACCAAT